CTCACTTTTATTAAAATTCGTAAAAATGATCCTGCTAAGGATATGAGGGATTTAATTTGTCCTAAAGTTTTGCATGAATCATTTAATGCACGATATATTGGACTACGATCTGACGTTGATGTCTATAGATCTAAAGTTAATTCAATTCATGTCATGATCCCTGATTTTAATTCGCAGTCAAATCCATGTTATGTTGGAAAACCAGATGTGCGCACTATAGATGGTGACTGTGGTTCGATACTTTATTTTATGTCAGGTTATGGACCCATGATTATGGGAATTCATACTTTTGGTCATGATGGAAATTCGGGAGCGACAATACTTTTACGTAGTGATGTAGATGCAGCTGTAGCGCATTTTGGAACACCAATTGTTGATGTTAATGATTTGAATTTATGTCCAGCAGGTAAACAAGTTAAGCTCGCACAAGTACATTACAAATCAGCCATTCATTTTATTGGTGAAGGACATGGAAAAGTTATTAGTGGATTGGATATGCCACGTGGTAAAAGGAAGACGGATATGGCTTTTACCTTAGGTAAAGAATATTTACAATCTTGTGGTTTTACTTCAGAATTTGAGCCACCATCATTAATGGGAAGTTGGGAACCGTGGTATCTATATACAAAAGCTCGATTGGCACCTAAAATAGGATTTCCCGAGGATGTGTTGAAGATGGCTAAAGAGGCTTTTTTGGAAGACGTTAAAAAAGTCATAGATCTTAAAGATTGTTTTCAAGTGTACGATATTTTTACTGCTGTTAATGGTGCACCAGGAGTAGCGCATGTAAATTCCATTGATAAATCTACTAGTATGGGTTTTCCTTGGAAAACAACTAAGAAAAAATATATGCGTCCTTCGCCCACGCCAGAACAACCAGATGCAATGATGTTTGATGATGATATCTTAAAGGAAGTGTTTAAAATTGTGTGTGATTATAAGAAAGCGTTGTTGGCAAACCCAGTGTTTGATGCTAATTTAAAAGATGAAGCACTTAAAAAAGCAAAAAATCTCATAGGCAAAATTAGAGTGTTTGCTGGAGCACCTGTTACCTGGTCTTTAGTTGTTCGTATGTATTACTTATGGGCTGTAAGGTTAATACAAAACAATAATTTTACTTTTGAAACAGCTGTTGCAATGAATCTTATGTCAGATGAATGGGAGATTATGTATCGTTATATCACTTATTTTGGTGCTGATCAATGTATAGCAGGTGATTTTGCCAGATATGATACTGGTGCTTCCCCATCAGCAGTTATTACAGCTATGGAGTTTTTAATTGAAATGGCTCGTATTGGTGGTGCTACGCCCGAAGATATTCAAGTCATGTATGGTATCGCAGTAGATTCTGCTTTTAATATAGTTGATATGAATGGTACATTGTTGAAATATTATGGTGGAGTCAGTTCGGGCTGGCCTTTAACACTCATTATTAATAGTATCATTAATTGTTTATATATGCGTTGTTGTTACTATTACACAAATCCTGATAATGAAATTAGTTCTTTCAAGGAAAATGTGCATTTAATGACAATGGGCGATGATAATATGATGGGTGTATCAAAAAAAGCTAGGTGGTTTAATCACACTTCTATATCACAAGTGTTAGCAAGTGTTGGAATTGAATACACCATGGCAGACAAAACTAGTGCTTCTAGACCCTATATACACGTGAGCGAATTGGACTTTTGTAAGCGAAAATTTAGGTATGATCCAGATGTAACAGCACATGTGGCTTGTTTGGATAGGGATGCCATTATGAAGCCTTTGTGGGTCCATCACACTAATAAAGTTATTAGTGAAGAAGCACTATTTATTGAATCAGTTGGAAATGCTTTGCGTGAATTTTTCTTTTATGGGAAGGAAGAACATGCTAAGCAAACTATTTTCATGAAAAAGATGGTTTCAGATTTGAATCTTAATTCATGGATTACCAAGGATACTTTTGTATCATTTGAAGCCTTAAGGCGC